CAATGCGAGAACCCTTAAACACCATCGCCCCCTCCGTCTGGTTGTAGAACCCAGTAAACGCGGCACCCGTGATGGAGCAAACGTCAGCGGAGCGGACGAGTGGACCTGTGGTGGTGGGAATGTACGATGAAGCGAAGGAACCTGCTTCAGCCTGTACCCCCCAGACGAATATATTGGATGTGGCCTGTCCGGCGTATGACGGTGCGCTAGTTGTATTTGTATTATTTGTGAAATATAGCGTAATCGGATTTGCTGTTAAACTTAATGCAGCGGTCGAAACAAGAGTTATACGCCACCATCCGCCAGCATAGGAGACGGATCTATAAGTAAAACTTGCGCCAACCACTCCACCAAATGCTCCAGTAGCAACATTAAACGCGACAATGGATGACGGAAACTGGTTACTTAGCCCTAGCAGGATCCAGTCCGGTGCTGTAGAACCTGTTCCTTTCTTAAGCCATATCGACAAAGCGTATGATGTTCCAGATGTAGTTGCTACGCCAGGAGTTGTTATCGTATGGAATCCTGATGCTGTGGTCTCGGAGACTAAATCCGCGTTTACCGTTCCGTCAGGTGATGTACCCTGATCCGCACTAACGCTTACGTTTGATTTTCCCCAATTTGCGACTGTTGCGTTCTCCGAATGGATCGAGAGATTCTGCCTCTGTTCCTCAATCAGCAACCCAAGGCACTGCCGCGTGATCGGGTCGAACTCAATGCGCGGCACGTTCAGACCCGCAGTCTTCAGCAGCCCATCCGATCCAACAAAGGTCCGCGCCGTCGTCGTTGCATTCGTGAACGTCGGCAACGGGCCAAAGTCGGACACATACGCCTGTCGAGCAGCAAATTGCAGGCTAAGGGTCAGCGTGGGGTCGTATGGAGTCACCAACCCCTTCTGCGCGTTGATCCGTAGACTGGTCGAGAGGCGCATGTGGATCAGAAGGTCATTTTGCCGTTGTACGCAATCACCGATCCGCTCGTAAGCTGGAAGCCGGTGATGCAACCAACGATCACCATGCCGGCGGGGATGGTGGTGGCGGACCAGGTGCCGCTCACGCCCTCACCCGTGATCGACGTGAACACCGCATTGGAGACAACCTGCAACGCGCAGTAGTTGCCGGTCTGAGCCGCAGTGGAAGTCACCAACTGGAACCCGGAGATACCCATCCCCAGTTCAATCGCCGCATTTGACAAGTCGCTCATATCAGATGTCCCAGATCTTTCGGATTTCGTTCTTTGTGAAAGTGCTTTCGAACCGGCTGCCTTGCCGGTCTTCCATCCTGCTGAAGCCCCGCTTCACCTCGTCCTTGAGTTCAGATTCCTTGGCAAAGCCGGTGGCAGCGAACCGTGCAATCGGTTGACGCTGCCACCGCTTCCCCTCAAGAACGATGGAATCGGTTCCCATCGGAGCAATCTGCTCGATGGTCCTGCCGCCGTTTTCAAAGGTGTAGATGGGCATGGTCTCAGGACTCCATCTCGCTGTCGTACTTCTCGACCATCTTCCGCATGGACTGCTCGTCCTCGGGAGCCTCGGTCTTCTCGGTGTCCTTGTTCTCGTACTCGGCGGGCATCCCACCGACAGAGAGGATCTCAACGTAGGCTTCGCCCTCTTCGATCTTCTTCACGCGGGCCTTGACCGCGGGCAGCGTGACTTCGTCTCCGATCTCGGGAGCAACATTGCTGTTGTCCTCTGCGTCGGTCGAGAGTGCCTCGACGGGAATAGAAATCATGGCGCGATCTTCGTTGGACTCTCCGCTCCCGCAAGCGGAATGGGAAAAGGGGGCACCACCTCTGTGATGCCCCCCTGGTCCAACGGCTATCACCATGATGGTGGCCGTTTTCTTCATGCGCTTAGAGCGTGGTCGAGGTCTTCGTGCGATGCACCAGGTACCAGGTGGGGTTGCCGGTGCTGCCGGTGTTACCGGCGGCGAGACGCAGCGCAGCGAAGTACAGCTTCACGCCGACAGTGACCAACTGGTTGAGCGGGTCGGACTTGTCGGGCGTGTCGGTGATCACGATCTTCGGGGAGAGCGGATCGTCGCCGGTCAGGTGCGGGATACCGAACGCTTCGTTTCCGAAGAAGAACGAGGCGATGATGTCCTTGCTGACCGCAAGACCACCACCAGCAGCCGTCGCCTGGTAGATGAACTCGTCGGCAGCGGTGGCGGAGCCAGTCGATACGAACGAGTTGGTCTGGTTGACGACCTTACAGCCGTAGATGGAACCAACCTCACCCTTGTAGAAGGGCTGTCCCTTGTTTCCGTAGTTGGAGGCGTTCAACCAGTCGCTGTCGCGCATCAGGTCGCGGGCCACGCGAGGATCAGTCGCGAGGACGTAGCTGCCGTTGATGAGCGGAGCGCGGTTGCGCTTCAGTCGGGTCATCGAGTCGAGGACCGCAGAAGCGGTCATGGTGGCGTCGGCGGCGGTGGTCGCGCTGTTCAGACCGGAGAAGGTCTGCGTGGTCAGCGTGGCCGGGTTGCCGTACACCTTGATACCGCCGGATCCGGCAGCGGTGTTACAAGCGTCCGAGTTGTCGAACGTGCCGCCGCCTTCAGCAGCGGAACCGATGGACGAACCGCTCGCCGTCAGGTTGGAGCCAACGAGGACGTTGCGGATGACGGAGTCCACCCAGAGGGCCATGTCGAGACCGGAGGTCTTGGTGGCCTGCTGGAGGGAGTTGAACAGGTCCGTCGCACGGAGGATGTCGGTGAGGCCGATGACCTGACCGTACTGGGCAAGACTCTTGTCGAGCTTGTTGAGCGCCAGCGCACGGTAGTTGGCGGTCGAGATGGCAGTACCTTCCGTACCGATGGTCTGGACACCAGCGATGCTCGGAGCGCCGAAGCGGAACATCGTGATGGCCTTGTTGCCGTTGTTCTTCGGGATCGGAGCCTTCATGGCGAACTGATCCAGGATCGTCTCCTGTTGGACGATGGAGAGCAGTTCCTTGCTGAAGTAGTTCTGGAACTGATTCGTGAGCGTGGTTGACGTAGTAACTGGCATGGTATTGCTCGCTTTCTGTGCTATCAGGATTCCCGGTCAAACTCTCGCGCAGCCTTCATGAGGCGTTCCCGTTGCTCCTTGATGGGCATCTTGGCAAAGTCTGTTTCCTCTGCCTTCAGCGGTTGAGTGGCCGTTCCCTTCCCGATGGCGGTCTTCTTCTGGAGCTTATCCAACTGTTCCTTGAGCGACTTGTTCTCCGCGTCCAGAGACTGGGAACGAGCGGCAGATTGCTGGAGTTTCACGATCTCGACGGCGTGGGCCAGTCCATCGGGTGCTGCCCTCAGGATCTGGAACTTGCCGATCAGGTCCACGGTGGACTTGTACAGGTCAGAGTTGGGATCCTTCAGATCCGGTTCCTTCTCGGACAGGCGGACGTAGGTGTCCTCCCATGCCTTGTTGAACCGTTCCTGCTGGACCTTGGTCTGGTGTTCACCAGCGGCTTTGCGAGCCTCTGCTGCCTTCTTACTCGCGGCTTTTGCGAGGTCTTTGTCGCCATCGGCTTCAAATTCCTTCGCCGCCTTCTCGTAATCGTCAGCGGTGAACCCTGCCTCGTCCCGGTACGTGTCGTTGGCTTTGGCCTCGGTTTGCTGCCGTTGCTTCTGCCACTCGTCACGTTCGCGGGCCAACGCCTCCTTCTCGGCCTTGAGGGCCTGCTTTTCGGCGTTGATCGTCTCCCAGGTCTTGGTCTTTCGGGCCTGTTCCTGGGCGAACTTCGACTCCTTCTTCTGCTCGCCCTGCTTCGTCTCCTTCTGTGGAGCCTCTGCGGGCTGCGCGTCCTTGTCCGCTGCGTCCTCGGTGACCTCGGCTTTGGCAGGAGTCTCTGTACGAGATTCCGTTGGCTCGGGCGCAGTGGTCTCTGTGGGAGCCTCTGCGGTTTCCCGGCTGTCAATATCGACGCCAGAATCGAAGTCTCTTGCGGCAGCAAGCAGACCGTCCGCACTCAACACTTCACTCATGGTTGCCTATTACTCGTCCAGTGACCGGCAAGAGTCACTGACCGTAGATTGACCCTAGTTGATCGTCTCAGAATCCGGGTCCGTATCCTGATCCGAAATTGATTCAGCGTTGGCCATCACCTCGATGACCTTCACCAAACTGGACTGACCCATGGCGAAACCACAGGAATACTGCAACTGGTTTTTGTCCGTGATGGCCGATGCGTTCTGCATCAGTACGGTGTTGAGCAGCACCTCTTTGAATCGCTTGCCGGTCTCTGCTTTCAGGAACGATTCGAGGACCTCGGCATCACGCTTTGACCATGAGCCTTGGTGGACCCACTTCTGGTGGCGGCTGAACTGCCATGCAGCGCGGATGCGGTCGATGAATCCGATCATCCCTTGGCCTTCTTTCGACCGGCAACGGAGCGCCGGACGAACTCCTTGGCGCCGAGTTTCTTGCGACCAATCCATGCCGCGAGTGCCTTGGGATCGTCTGCTCCCTCTTTCTTGAGTTGGGTGGCCAGCTTACTGAACTTCGATTGCTTCTTCATAAAGTCACCAAGCCTTACAGGACCAGTGCCTCGGCGTCGTCTTGTCGGTTGCCGTGTCGCAGTTGTGTCGGGCGCGGAAGTTCTTCCGGCGTTCCGGGTTGTCCTTCTTGATCTCCATGTTGGGATCACCAAAGCGCACCTTGATGACGGTGCCCTTCGGGTTCCTGACGTAGACCGCGCTCTTCTTCTTCTCGCCGGGAGTGTAGAAGGGCTTGTTAAGCGTTACCTGCTTGCCTTGATACTCCGCCATTGGATGAGTGTTTAGATGGGATTGGCCTGTTGGAAACAATGGAAGCAGTAGGTTTCACCGGACTCGGAGAGGGCGGTTTGATTGACTGTGAAGGCGTCTCCACAACGATTACAGGTTTCGAGCCAGCCGCTTTGAACTCCCCACACCAGTCCTGCGGATTGACTGACGCAAAGCAGCTTGGCCTCCCGCTCGGCGGATACCTGTGGCAGTGTCCAGAATTGTGGAATTCGCATTGTGGGCAGGTGTTCATGCTACGGGAGGCGCGGGCTGCTGCGGAATCTGTTGCTGTTGTTGGGACTGGAGCAGGCCAGAAGCCTCAAGGAACTTCTGGATCTCCTTGCGGAGCTTGCGGGCCTCGTTGGTGGAGACCTGCTCGTAGCCTTGCAGGAGCGAGTCGATTCGACCCATGAACGCCTGCTGTGCGGCGGGCGTGAACTGCTGACCCTGCTGGATCGCGCCGTTGAGGTACTGCATGAGGACTCCGATGCGTCCGGCGAAGTTCTGACCGGGCTTGGCTGGCACCGGGATGCCAACGAGCAACGTGGGGATGGTCTTGGACTCGTCCTCCAGTTCGTCCTGGGCCTTCTGCCCCGGATCCCGCAGCAGTCGCTTGATCAGGCTCGGGTCGTCCAGTTCCATGATCGACTTGTCGAGTTCGACTTGGTCAACCCACGCCGAGTTCATGAACAACTGCTTACGGTTGATGGCCTGCTGGATCATCATCTGGCGGCTCACCATGTCCATGCCGCCCTTGGGTTCCAGTTCGTACTGGTCATGGAGGGCCACGGGATCGGCGTCGAGCGAGTCCTCGGCGAAGCGGTAGCGCAGGCTCTTCGAGTCGTACTGGATGTACAGGCTCCACGCCTGCCGGTAGAGCTTGCCCAGAGCCATGCGGAACAGCCGTGCCCGCAGGTCACCGGACTGCATGGACTGCGCGTTGATCGACTGGATCTCGGTGGCCGTGCGCCGGTCGCTGCCGCCGGACATCGCGGTGGACATGGCGTAGTCCGGGGATCCGATCCGGTTCTCGGCGATGGACCGCGTGGACATCATCTCCTGGTCGAATGAGATCGGCGGCTGCGGCATCGTGACCGGCGCCACACCGTAGGGAAGGATCTGACCGGGCTGGAACCGCAGGTTGATCGAGTTGGGGATCTCGCGCTCTGCCCGGAACAGCGGGCGGTTGTAGAGCGTCATGGCGTCGTGCTTGTGGTTCCACATCGACGTGAGGCTCAACTCGAACGGCGCGAGGATCTCGCAAACGCCGCGGGGCGAGAACCAACCCTTGTCCTTGATCTCGTAGGGGAAATCGACGAACGGAGCCTGCCCATGGTCGTAGGGCAGTTCCATGGGATCGCGCAGGTCGAGGTCCACGGCGGCGGGCGAGTAGGTGTAGACCTCCCACTTGCCGTCGTCGCGCTTGCGGTAGACCTCCCACACGATCACACCGTCGGTGTTGGTGGTGTAGGTGATGCCCTCGCGAAGCTGTTTGGCCGACGATTCGAGGTTGGTTCCGGGGATGTTGTCGTCGTTGGGGTTTCCTCGGATGCGTTCGATGGTCTTGGAGTCGGACTTCCACCCGTACTGCCGCGCCATGCGCCGGTAGGCAGCGATGGACATGGGCATGACCTGTACCATCCAGTCGGCGTCCTGAAGATCAACGGTGTAGGCCGGGACCAAGAAGTACAGTGGGTCTATGGCCTCGAACCCGACACGTTTGTCGCCGGGGTTCCAGAAGCACTTGAGGACACCGCGACCGCTCATGAGGGTGTAGTCCACCCAGGACAACACTTCGTCGGTGAAGTTGGTCTTCTCGCGGATCTTGTAGTTGAACCAGTCCTCGGCGACCTTTGTGTAGGCGTTCAACTGCTGTCGCATGGGTACGAACGTAGCGACAACGTCCATTCCGAGGGCCTGCTGCAAGAACAGCGGTTTCAGCTTCTCGATTGCCGTGTCAATCAGGGGCCAATGCAGGTCGGCTGCCTTGAGCCACGGCTTGTTCTGACGTCGCAGGCCATGATGACGCAGTTCGTACCAGCGGGTCTGACGGGTTTCCCAAGGCTGCCTCTGATCGACAGCGTCCTCGATCTGACCCTGCAAATTCTGCCTCTGTTTGTCCGTCATCATTTCCTCCTAGCGTTATCCACCCACATCACAACCCGCAAGCGGACCCGAATCGCCCTCCAGTGGGCCAATCTCATCCTCCATGCGTTGAAGAAGGCTCCTGCCGTCCTCGCCCATTGCCCGAAAGTACTCGTCCATGCGTTTTCCGCCGCCGCCGCAGAACGCCAGCACCAGTGCGTCAGCCCGGTCCGGTGAATTGATGCCGCGACCGCGCAGTTCGTCCTTGGATTCGAGCGCCAGCTTCCCTTTGCCGTTGGTCCAGACCTTCGGGTTGATGAACTGGTTGAGAACGATCTCGTCGGTGCCCGCCGGACCCAGCACAAGCTCGTTCTTTTCAACGGATCTGCCGAACTCAATCCACATTTCGGCGCCCCGCGACACGAACTGGTCTTCGCGGATGGCTTTGTCGCCGAAGTTGACCCGGTTCACGTCCCATCCCTCGGCCTTGAGCGCATCGCACATCACAATGCCCATGCCACCGGCGTCCGCGTACACGTCCTCTGGCTTCAAACCCCACTTTCGGAACTGGTGGATGAACTTCCCGATGGAGTTCATGGTGTCCCGGTCCCGCCAGCATACCACCCCCTTGACCACGTTGCCCTGGCGTACCGCCAGAACGCTCTCGTCGCCACCCGCCGAGAAGTCGCACCCCGCAGTCAGGCGTTCCCCCTTCTCCTTGGGTTCCGGCGGCGACGAAACGGCCTTCTGCCACTCCGCAGTCTTGACCACCGTGAGGCTGCCGTCGTCCTCCATGAACTCGGCGTAGATCATTGAGCGTACCAGCGGATGATTTTCACCCCATCGCTCGATCTGGTCCTTGATCCACTCCTTCTTGATGTGCGGACAGTCGTGCGCCGTTACCGTGAACGTCTTCCACTTCCCGTCATTCCGCCGGAAGATGTCGTAGAAATAGCCACTGGCACCACCGGGCGACGACATCAGCAATGTGCGCGTCGGTTGGCAGCGTTCCATCGACTGGAAGATGCCGTCGGACACGGCTTTGGCTTCGTCCACGATGTACAGCAGGTTGTTTCCGGTACCTTGACCGTGCCAGCCTTCGGCCTTCTCCGGGTTGGATGCGCTGAACCCGATGCATCGTGCCGGTGGCATGTTGCTGCCCTTGCGGTTGCACGTGACCTCGCCGTCCACGATGCGGAACCCGACATCCTCACCGCCCAACCCGTTGGTGAGCTTCCGCAGGTGCGGCCACAGCGCGTCCTGAACCTGCCGATACACACCGGCGGTGCAGACCACCAGACTCCCCGGAAACTTGCACATGTGCCAGATGATCAGGCTGGCGGCGACGATGGAGGTCTTGCCCGAACCGTTGGCTGCCTTGAGGGCCACCTTGGAATGCTTGTAGTCGGCAGCGTCCAGAACGGCTTCCTGCCACGGGTAGATCTCCATCCCGAACATCAGGCGCGGCCAGTTCTTGGCCAGATCCAGTTCCTTGATGATCTTGGCCTTCTGCCAGCCACTCAGCTTCGCCATGCAGTTCCTTTCGCCACTTCGCTGACCACCCGGCGCTCGAAGGAATCATCGAACTTCTGCCGCTCGCGCAGCGCTTCCAAGGCAGACCATGGATCGTCGTAGGTAGCGTTCCACCGGCACCACTCGCGGTTGGTGTTCAGGAACTCGACGTAGAACAGGAACTTCATGTGTGTCAGTGATAGCGATAGATGTACTCCGCATCAATGCGGGCATGGGCGAGCGCGGCCTCCCCGGCAACGCGACCGCGCCGGTACGCCTCACGCAGGCCAGTGTCCTTGTGCCGGATCACTTCCTTGGGAGCGTTGCGCGTACCGTCTTCCCATCCCCACAACCATGCGGCAACGAGCTTCTCTCGGTCGTTCACCCCTCGATCTCCCTTTCCAGTCTGCTGATGGCCCACTCCAGATCCGAAGCCGCCCTGTCAGCCGTCCCGGCCAATTCACGGTACGTATCGCGCTCAATTTGAATCGCAATCAAGTGCAGCCGCATCCGCCGCAAAGTTTTCCGTGGGTCCTCGGTCGAAACAGTTGAGGAACCCACGGTGCCGGCCTTGTCCGCACACGCGGGGGTCGGCGAAATCACTTGTTCATTCATAGTCCATCCTCCATCTGCGAGATCAGATACCTCACAAGCCCCCGGCTCCAGCCGGTAATGCGAACCACTTCGCGCTTCGAGGCACCCTTCTCCATCAATGTACGGATCCTCTCATGCCTCGCGGAATACCCCATTCTGGCCATCTTCGACACGATGAAACACGCCTTCTGACACACCGAGATCGACCACCCGGTCGCCTCGGCAATCTCACTCAACTCCATCCCTTTCCAGCGCATCAACCGCATCTTCGCCGCCGTCTCCTTGGACAACGTCGCTCGCCGTGGGGCTTCACCTGGACGCCGCTTCACCCGCTTCGGCACCGGCACCGGAACATCCGGCAGCACCCCACCGGGATGCAGCGTCCGCATGTACTCCAGCGACGGTAGATCGTTTCGGTTCATCGCTCGCCCCTGATGATCTTGCCCACCGTCCTCTTGCTCAGACGTGTGCGGTCCGCAATCTCTTGGTACGTCGCACCCCGATCCCGCATCCGCAGGATCTCATCCAGCTTCAGGTCCACATTGCTGACCTTGAGCGCCGTGATGTCCACGCACGTCGTCTGCACCGTCGTGTACGAGCGCCCCACCTTCTTCGCAATGTCGTGCAACGGCATCCCGTCCCGCGCCAACCGCCGGATCTCCACGATCTCATCGACCGTCAACCCCGGCGCCCTCGGCTTGCCCTTCAACGGGTGCGGCTTGTACGGCTGCTCGTTCCTGGTTGGTGCTGGCGGCTCGGCCCAACGCATCACCCGCGCAATGTATTCTGGCGAGGGCAGGTCTTCGAGTTTCATTCCACGTCCTCCGTGATGTCGTCCTGACGATTGCCAGCGGTTTGCTTAGGTTGAAACACTTCCAGAATGTGAAGCCTCTTGCTGGTCAATCCGGCAAACTTCCATCCGCACTGGTAAAAGCAATGCCCCCATGTCGGTCTTCCGGCCCTCATTGTTGGTGGAACCCCAAATGGATCGACGTAGGTGTACAGTCTTTCACCTGGCCATCTGTCCCATGCAATTCCCATCGCTTCAGAAAGCAGAACACTTGCAGCAGGACCGGATTCTCGCCTGAAAACGGCGCAGCTTACGCCGTTTTGGTTGTCCATGGAGATGAACTTCCTCCAGACGCATATCGCTCCAGCGTCTGCGGTCATGAGCACAATTTTGAATCCAGGACCTGCAAACAGTTTTGGAGTTCTACCGTCCTTGTAATGATACCTAGAATAGTGCCGGTCAAAGATCGTCCTGACAGAGTCGTCGCCGTCCTTTACTTCCATCCATCCTGAGCCAATCAAAAACGGTTGAACCGCATTCACTCCCAGTCCTCCGTGATGTAGATCTGGCACCCGGTCTGACCCTCCAGACAGTACCGTTTGCGGATCGTGCCGCTCGTCACCTGCGAGTCATCGACCCACACGCCAGCAGCCGTGATTGCGTCGCAGACCGCTTTATCCAGATTGTCGCGATCCGGCTTCCCGGTGGGTCTTGTAGGCGCGGACGGCTTTAACTTCTGCGCGTTCTTGCCGCTGCCGAAATGCGACTTCGGACGCGGCAGGTAGAACGTCAGGTCGCACCGAAGCGGCACGTCCGCCGGGAACGTACCGAAGTTGCCCCGCAGCGCATGGATGACGCAGGCTTTCCACTCGTTCGCGGTCCCCGGATTGTACATCCGCGCATGACCCCGAAACGACACGGCGCGGGCACGAGGTTGGGCAACGGGTAGGCCAGGGACCCAGACTTCGATGATTTTCACGCCGTCACCCCTTTCCTGTCCGTGCGTTCCGCGTCGTCCTTGCACCCCTCGTTGTCCTCAATCCGCTGCGCTCTGGTCGCCTCGTCGCATTCCCAGTGGTTGCCGGACTCAGGATAGAACCCGGCTCCACATCGAAACTCGGTGAACGCCGACGTCTCGTACCGGATCGGCGCGTAGCAGTGTGGGCATCTATTGCTCATGGCTTGGCCTCCTTGGCTGCGTTCAACCGGATCAACGCTGCCTCCTCCATGCGCTTGATGCGCTCTGTCAACTCCCGGTTCTGCTCCACCAGCTGATCCCGCTCACGCCGCACGCACTCCGGTGACTGGTAGAAGTCCCCGTCGTTCCACGTCGTTGATCCGCACCAATAGTCGTACTGTTTTGGCGCAGGCCTCCCGTTGTATTCAGCCGCGCACTTTGGACAGATCCTGTTCACGGCTTGGCCTCCCAATTCGGCTTCGCATTCGCACGCAGCCACTGAGCTTGCAGCTTTATGGATTCATCCTTAGCAGCAACCCAAGCAGCATCCCTAGCAGCACTAGCATCCCAAGCAGCAGCCCTAGCAGCAGCACTAGCAGCATCCCAAGCAGAATCCCAAGCAGAATCACTAGCAGCCCAAGCAGCAGCCCAAGTAGCATCACTAGCAGCATCCCAAGCAGCATCACTAGCAGCATCACTAGCAGCATTCCTAGCAGCAGCCAGTTCATCCGCTGTCGCGTCTCCGTTCGCAAATCTCTCCGCGACATCCAACGCCGCAACGCTGCTCGGATACTTCATCAAATGCTGCACCTGACGCGCACACCAGACCGCAAACAGTCGGAGCGTCCGGTCATCCAGCACTCCACTCCGAGTCGCGACCCAGATCAGCCATTCAGGCCGCAGTGTCTCCCACGCATGATCCATGTCCCGACAGTTGGCCAGCGCCCACTCGCGTACATGCCCACATGCGGCGTGCCGATCACAGAATTTGATGACGCTCACCTCCCACCTCCATCCTTGTCCTTGTCCTTGTCCCCGTCGTCGTCCTTGTCCTTGTCCTCGCAGCGACCGTCAAACACGTAGGCCACCGTTGCCACCGCTGACGCTCGCGTGTCCCAGCGCAGTGTGAAGTCGCCAGGACCACTGTACCACGTCCGCGCCGTGGCCTGCGTCACCACCGGCAGCGTGTTGGTCCCAACGAACACGCCGAGATTCCGGTTGGTTGATGCAGCCTTACCCAACGACACCGAGAACGTGTCCACGTTGGTGATCCCGTAGGCCACACTCGACGACCCAGCCACCGTGATCGAGTTGCTCGCAACCAGCGTCCCAGCCCGCGCCGACACCGCGTTCGTCACTGCCAACGACACCGGCAGCCGCCAGTTGCGATCCAGCGACACGTACTCAGACCGCCCAGCCGCGTTTGCACTCACGGTCACCTGGACGGAGCGCAGCGTCCCCAACCGCGCATCAAACTGCGGCACCCGGTTCGTCACCGCCCAATCCGTCAACGCCGGATTCACCGTCACCGTATGCACCACCGTCCCAGCACTCACCGCGCTGGCCAACACCACACCCACACACACAAGTTTCTTCATAGCCCTCCAAGTCTCACACCGCATTCACAACCACAACCAAATAACCCCGCCTCGTCCACCCTTGAACACACCCTCACCGTAGACTCAGCGGGTCCCAACCACACGGTTGGCAAAATCAACAACCACACACTACACACCCCACACCACCCACACCATCCCCCATTCAGAGCATTCTCAAAACAAAAACCCACCGCAGCACAACGTACCACAGTGGGCCAATCTCAATACCATCACCCACCCTACTCACTCACACGCCACACCCCCCACACACGCTCTCCCTCCACCACTCCATCACCCACCACACGAATCGACACACTCACACCCACCTTCCGCGCACTCGCATACCAACCAGTAGGATTCTTACCAACCCACTCAAACATGTCCCCCACACCCATCCGCTTCAACAACTCCAGGTTCTCGGACACAACAACACGCCGACGCTTCGGCATCGCAACACCAGTCTTGATCTCGTAACTCATAAGAAGCGAACGGTACAAGGGTAGGCCACAAGGACAAGTGGGAAATTGAGGGCGGTGGAAGAGGGGGGGTACAGGTTCAACCCCACCCCCCCGTGGGGGTCCCCCCCGCCCCCGTGGTGTTTTCTGTCCGGACAGAAATGTCTGAAATGCCTGTCCTTTCTGTAGTTTCTGTTGTTTCTGTCATGACAGAAATGTCTGAAGGTTCTGAAGATTCTGTCCTTACTGGCCCCTGGCCCCTGGCCCAGCTGGCCCCCCTGGCCCCGCGGCGGCGCCCCCTGGGCCC